AAGAAGTAGAAGATATCATTGAGGATATCACAGAAGAACAGCTTATTACTAATGAAGAGCTTGAACAGGATGCACCTGAAGAAGTCTCTGAAGAAGTAGAAGCAGAAGAAGCTTCCTTTGATGATTCTATCAAGTCTATTCTCCTTGGCGAAAAGAAAGCCGTAAAAAAGGAAGATGATGACGACGATGAGTCTGAAGATGAAGATGATGACGACGATGATGATGACGATGATGAAATGGAAGAATCCACAGAATCTGAATCAGAAGAAGTTGTAGTCGAAGCTAAGGCTAAGTCTAAAAAGGAATCGCCAGGCGATGACCATGAAGACGAAGTTGAAGAAGAGGAAGAAGAAGAAGTAGAAGAGTCATATGATTCTAAGAAGAAGGATGAAGTAGAAGAAGAGGAAGAAGACGAAAAGGAAGAGTCACTAATGAGAAGGACTCAACAGAGAAAGAAGATGAATGCGTCTAAGAAGGACGAAGTAGAAGAAGAGGAAGAAGACGAAAAGGAAACCAAAGAGGCAAAAGCCAAAAAGGTTTCTGAAGCACTCGATACACTTCTTCAAAATGAATCTTCTCTTACCGAAGACTTCAAGACTGAAGCCGCAACACTTTTCGAAGCAACTATTGCTGAAAGAAGTATTGAGATTCAAGAAAAACTCGAAGAAAAATATAACTCGGATCTAAATGAAGAAGTTGAAACAGTGCGTGAAAGCCTTATCGAAAGAATCGATGATTATCTTTCATACGTTGTAGAGAGCTGGATGGAAGAAAATACTCAACAAGTTGAGAATACTCTTCGTACAGAAATCGCAGAAAGCTTCATGACATCACTTAAAGATGTATTCGTTGAGAATTACATCGATGTCCCAGAAGAAAAGCAAGATCTTGTTGTAGAACTAACAACGGTTTCTGAAGAAACTGCTGAGAAACTCGAAACTGCTGAATCTGAAATCGCTTCTCTTCAAGAAAAGGTACAGGAGTTCGAAAGAGCATCTGTTATCTCTGAACTAAGTGAAGACCTTTCTGAAACAGAATCACACAAACTAGAATCTATTCTAGAAGGTGTTGAATTTGGTTCGAAGGAATCTTTTGCTAAGAAAGCATCAGTCGTCAAGGATTCAATCTTTGAAGGTAAAGAAGAAACAAAAGAAGAAGAAAATCTTGAAGAAGAATCTTCTGAAGATACAGAAATAATCATCGAGGGCGAGGAAGAAACTAAGAAAGTTGTTCCTGCACATATGAAAGCATATGTAGACGCTCTATCAAAACTATAATCCCAACTAAAACAACAACATAGGAAAATAACTATTATGTTTAATACAGAAGAACAAATGAAAAAGTGGGCACCAGTGTTAGAACACTCTGATGCACCTGCTTTCGCAGACGAGCACAGAAAGGCCGTCACCGCAAAGCTTCTCGAAAATACCGAGAAGGCTCTCCAAGAAGAAAGAGCACAAAGCTCTTTCCTCTCTGAAAATAATCAAACTGTAAGTGCTGTTTCTAATTACGATCCAGTTCTTATCTCTCTTGTACGTCGTGCAATGCCTAATCTCATCGCTTATGATGTAGCCGGTGTCCAGCCAATGTCTGGCCCTACTGGTCTCATCTTCGCAATGAAGAGCCGTTACAACAATGATGCATCTGGTGGTGCCAACGCTAAGATCACTACTGGTGATGGCGAAGCACTTGGACTCGCTGAGCCCAACACCGCATTCTCCGGTCCTCACACTACAGGTGCAGGTGAAGCACTCGGTGCAACTGGTGGTACAGACTTTGGTGACATGGGTTTCACCATTGAAAAGGCTGCTGTTGAAGCTAAGACTCGTGGTCTTAAGGCTGAATACACAATGGAGCTTGCTCAAGACCTCAAGGCTGTTCACGGTCTTGATGCTGAAGGCGAACTTGCTAATATCCTATCGACTGAAATCCTTGCAGAAATCAATCGTGAAGTTATCAACACAATCAATGCTAAGGCACAGGTTGGACTTGGAAACATCGCTGAATCTCCTGCAGGTGACTTCGACTTATCTGTACACGCAGATGGTCGCTGGTCAGTAGAGAAGTTCAAGAGCTTGATCTTCCAATTGGAAATCGAAGCAAATGCGATCTCTATCAATACTCGTCGTGGTAAAGGTAACTTCGTTCTTTGCTCTGCTAATGTAGCCTCTGCTCTTGCAGCCGCAGGTTCACTTGACACTGCTCAGATCAATGGTCTAAATGTAGATGCAACTGGTAATACATTCGCTGGAACACTTAACGGTCGCCTTAAGGTATATGTTGATCCATATGCAGCTTCCGATTATGTAACAGTTGGATATCGTGGATCGAATCCATATGATGCTGGTCTATTCTACTGCCCATACGTACCACTCACTATGGTTCGTGCAGTTGATGAACAAACATTCCAGCCTAAGATTGGCTTCAAGACTCGCTACGGCATGGTCAAGAATCCTTTCGTAGAAGAAGTCATCGGAGATGGTGCTTCTAACGCTGGTGTCGGTGGAGATGGTAATAATCCATACTTCCGCAGATTTACTGTAAGCAACATCAACCTTGGATAAGATTTAATCTTACCATTATAAATTTGAAGGGGTCTCGCAAGGGGCCCCTTCTTTTTATATAAATAACTTTATGTCAAATCTAACAAGTAATTATAATTTCCTATCCCCAACGGGATTCAAGCTTATTATTAATAGAGAGAAACTATCTAATCTTGAGTTCTTTTGTGTTTCTGCTACCCTTCCAGATTTATCTATAGGTGAGGTTGAAGGTAATGTAAAACAGTATAAAGGATATTTTACAGGCGATGTTACATTTGGCGGATTATCACTTACAGTAGCGGTCGATGAAGATTTAAAGGTATACCAAGAATTATTCGAATGGATCATTAACAATAGAGATTCTGGTAAGCCGACTGTATACGATGCTACATTGGTAATTCTAACTAATCACCAAAACATAAATAAACAAATCCAATTTAAGAATCTATTCTGCACAAGTGTTGCGGCTCTGGAATTCTCTACACAATCAACTGATGTTGAATATCTGCAGGCTGCGGTCGAGTTCAGATATGATGAATTTAAGTTTGTATAAAGTAAAGGTGTTAATATGAAAATGTTAGCTGTATATACTGATAATTTTCAACCTCTATTTAATAACTTTAAGAAATCATTAGGTGATTGCAAAGATATTGAATTAGTAGAATGTCCTATAACATTCAGTAAGAAATATGAAAAATTTGGATTTTTGAGCGATTCTTGGTATGAAGCACTTGAAATTAAAATATTTAATGTAATACAATTCATAAAGAATGAGACAAAAGAAGGAGAACATTTTATCATCTCGGATGTTGATGTTCATTTCTTTCAACCCGATAAGATCATTGATTTAGTAAGATATGATAAAGATATCATAGGCATTAAAGAAAAAGGATACATAAATGGTGGTTTTATTATTGCTAAACATAACTCTACAATCATAGATATGTATGAATATGTATATAAACAGATAAAATCTAAGAAAGTGGGTCTAAGTGATCAAGATCAAATTAATAAATATTTAGTTGAGAATAAAATGAATTGGGGTTTTATTGATGAGACATCTACACTTATTGGATCATTTGTACAGACCATACCAATACCCACAAAATCATCTGTCGTCTATCATGTCACATGGACAAAAACAGTAGAAGAAAAGGTGACTCGCATCAATGAAGTGGTGGAAGCATATAAAAAATTATAATTTTAAGTTCGTATAAATAAACTTATATGATGAGTTTAAATGAAATTTTGGAATCTTGGAAAACAGATTCTGTTATTGATGATAGCGCACTTGATGAGGATACTGTAAACACTTCAAAGCTGCACGCCAAATATCTCGAAATATATTCTCTTTCAAAATTACAATTGAGAAAGAAAGAATTTGATCTAGAGAAAATAAAGAAGGATAAGTGGCTTTACTATACTGGTAAAATGACCAAATCCGATATGGATGCAAGAGGGTGGGCTTATGATCCATTCCAAGGTATGTCGAAGCCATTGAAATCAGAGATGAGTATGTATTACGAAACTGATGATGATTTGGTAAAAGTAAAAGCAGGTATTGATTACCAAAAATCGATCATTGATACTCTTGAAGAGATAATGAATAATATTAGGTGGAGACATTCCCACATCAAGAATATAATTGAATTTCGTAAGTTTACTTCTGGTATGTAATGAATGAAACTATATATCTATCAAAGAAGAGCGAGTCTCTTTTAAGTGTAGCATCGGAAGATTCTGGAGTTCTCAGAGAACTCTCGGAATACTTTACATTCTATGCGGATGGATATAAGTTTATGCCTGCCTATCGAAATAAATTATGGGACGGTAAAATTCGTCTTTATAATTTAATGAACAAGACAATACCTTACGGTCTTAAAGATGAGATTCTTAGATTCGGTCAAGATAGAGGTTATAATGTAAGTCTTGGTTCTGATATAGAAAATAGATACTCTTATGATAAAGAGTTCTTTGATGATCTTTCATTATGTGCTGGTGGTAAACCTATTGAAGCAAGAGACTATCAGAATAAAGCGGTTGAGTTTGCAACAGATAATGGTCGATCAATATTAGTTTCACCTACTGGCTCGGGTAAATCTCTT